AGGTGCAGCAGCACCAACAATGGTATCAACTGATCCAAAGAAAAAAATGAAAGAAGATTACAAAATTTTGCCACTAAATCTAGAACTTCCGAAGAGTGCTTTAGATTTCAAACAAGGTTTAATGTTTCGTGAAAGTTTAGATACAGATAGCGGTATGCTTTTTGTATTTGATAATATTGCAAAACAGTCATTTCATATGACAGAAACATTGATACCTCTTGATATTGCTTATATCAGAGAAGATGGTATTATCGAAAGTATTAAACAGTTGGAACCAAATAATCCAATTCCAGTTCATTCTGAGGGAGAGATTGAATTAGCAATTGAAGTAAATCGTGGATGGTTTGCAGAGAACAATGTAGAAGTTGGAGATGAACTTAGTGTTGAGTATGTAATACCAAATGAACCAAAAGAAAAGTATCGTTCAGAAACAGGCACAATATATGATATTATTAGTGAAGTAAAAGATAAGAAAGGTAAAGGTAGTGGATCTAAAGATGCTTGCTATCATAAAGTTAAGTCAAGATACTCTGTATGGCCAAGTGCATATGCATCAGGTGCATTAGTGAAGTGTCGTAAAGTAGGTGCTGCAAACTGGGGTAATAAGTCAGAAGCATTAGAAATGCCAATGACTGTAACTAACGCTGATAAAAAAGCAAATACCAAAGCATATCAGGATTATAAGGCAGGTAAAAAGAGTGTGAAAACTGGCAAACCTTTATACAAGGCAGCAGATCACATGAAAGAAAATAGTGTGATTGAGAGTGAATTGTTAGTTCAAGATTGGAAGAAAGATGATATTAAATTTACTGAAGTTGAAGCAGTAGATATCATCAAACCAGAACCACTCAATCCTTCTGATTGGAGAAATGATTTAGGAGAAATGAAAAGAGATGAGTATGGTGATCCAGTGGGTGGCCCAAAGATCTCTAAAAAACAGAAAGCAAAAAATCTTGCAACAAATACCCCTGATGAGGATCATACCACTACAACTGCTGAAGGTGCATCATACGGTATCTTCAAAGGAGATGGTAAACCAAAAGGTGCAATGGCAGGATTTGATAAGAAAAAACCAAATCCATATGGTAAGAGAGCAAAATTAAAGATGATCATTAAGAGTATCTCTGAAAAAGAAAGATCAAAAGCAGGTGTCACAAGTGAGGCAATGAATCCTGCACAACAGGCAGCAATTGCAATCTCTAAAAAACAGAGAATCATGGACTTAATGATTGCAAAGAAAAAGAAAAAAGGCATGAAGGAAGAGAATCTAGATGAAAAGTGCTGGAAAGGTTATGAGAAGAAAGGTATGAAAACTATGTTTGGTAAGAGATATCCAAACTGTGTGAAGAAGAAAGTTGGCGAATCTATGGTAAACTGGAGAGAAGATTTAGATATTGAGGAGGGTGCTGCTTGGACAAAAAAGTCCGGTAAGTCCGCTTCAGGTGGACTAAATGAAAAAGGTCGCAAGTCATATGAAAGGGATAATCCCGGATCTGACTTAAAAGCACCAAGTAAAAAAGTTGGAAATCCCCGTAGAAAATCATTCTGTGCTAGAATGAAGGGTATGAAAAAGAAACTCACTAGTGCAAAGACTGCAAGAGACCCAGATTCAAGAATTAATAAATCATTACGAGCCTGGAACTGTTAATTAAATTATGAATGATAATGTATACCTTGGCAATCCTAATTTAAAAAAAGCAAATACTCCAATCAACTTTACTCAAGATCAAATACTTGAGTTTGTAAGGTGTAAGGAAGATCCAGTTTATTTTGCAAAAAAATATATTAAAATAGTTTCTCTTGATAGTGGACTCGTTCCCTTTAGTCTATATGATTTCCAAGAAAAATTAATCAGAAATTTCCATGAGAGTAGATTCAATATATGCAAGATGCCTCGTCAGACTGGTAAGTCTACAACCTGCGTATCTTACTTACTGCATTATGCTGTTTTTAATGATAACGTAAATATTGCAATACTTGCAAACAAGGCATCAACTGCCCGTGATTTATTAGGTAGATTACAGTTGGCATACGAAAACTTGCCAAAATGGATGCAACAGGGTATAATCGCATGGAATAAAGGTTCTCTGGAATTAGAAAATGGATCCAAAATATCAGCTAACTCTACTTCTTCATCTGCTGTCCGAGGCGGTTCCTATAATGTCATCTTTCTCGACGAGTTCGCTTTTATCCCGAATCACATTGCTGACGACTTCTTTGCCTCTGTTTATCCTACTATTTCTTCTGGCCAAAGCACCAAAGTCATAATAGTTTCAACACCACGCGGTATGAATCACTTCTACCGTATGTGGCATGACTCAGAAAGAGGTAAGAATGAATACGTACCAACAGAAGTTCATTGGTCAGAAGTTCCGGGAAGAGATGAAGCATGGAGAGAACAAACAATTGCAAACACTTCAGAACAACAATTCAAAGTTGAGTTTGAATGTGAGTTCTTAGGATCTGTTAATACTCTCATCAATCCTGCTAAACTTAAAAATTTAGTATATGAGAATCCAATCAATCGAAATGCAGGTTTAGATGTACATGAAAATCCAATCAAGAACCATCAATACTTAATTACTGTTGACGTTGCTCGTGGTCTAGGTAATGATTATTCAGCATTCATAGTTGTAGATATAACTAATTTTCCATATAATATAGTTGCCAAATATAGAAACAACGAAATAAAACCAATGTTATTTCCTAGCGTCATTTATGATGTTGCAAAAGGATATAATGATGCTTTTCTTTTAGTCGAAGTAAATGATATTGGAGATCAGGTTGCAAGTATCATTCATTATGATCTTGAATATGATAATTTACTCATGGCATCGATGAGAGGTCGTGCTGGTCAGGTTGTAGGAACAGGATTTTCTGGTAAAAAGACACAATTAGGTGTCAGAACTACTGCTGCTGTAAAGAAATTAGGATGCTCAAACCTTAAAACTTTACTTGAGGATGATAAAATACTCGTAAAGGATTATGAAATCATATCAGAATTGACTACTTTTTCACAGAAACACAATTCATTTGAGGCAGAAGAAGGGTGTAATGATGACTTAGCAATGTGTTTGGTTATATTTGCATGGTTAGTTGCACAGGATTATTTCAAAGAAATGACCGATAATGACATTAGAAAGAGATTATATGAAGAACAAAGAAATCAAATTGAACAAGATATGGCACCATTCGGATTTATTCAAGATGGTTTAGATGAGACTACCTTTACTGATAATCAGGGAGATACTTGGCAGGTAGATGAATATGGTGATCGATCATACATGTGGGATTATTATTAATGGACAACCCTTTTAAATATAGAAAACTGAAGAAAATACTCGCAAAATCATTTCCGGGTAAAAAAATTGTGATAACTGATAATAAAGATGGATCGCAAACAATTAGCATAACGTAATGGAACTCACAGATATAAATGTAAATACAGTGCTTGATGAGATACGTCCCTATATTGAAGCGGACGGGGGATATCTTGAATTCATTGGAATCGAGCATACTGATTCTGGTGCAATTGTTATGGTCAAATTACTAGGTGCATGTACTACATGTGTTATGAGTGCTGCTACATTAAAGCAAGGAGTTGAGTCGCATTTAAAGGCAAAGTGGCCAGAAATTGATCAGGTAATTCAAATCTAATGGATTTAGATGATCAGGTTGAATTAGAACATCTATTATTCACAGAAAGAAAATGTAGAGTCTGTGGAAAGGTTAAAACTCTCATGGAAGATTTTTATCTTACAAGAAAGAATCGTAGTACACTATCATCATATTCGTATGAGTGTAAGGATTGTACAAAAATAAGAATAAAACAGTCAAAAAAGAAGATAAGTAATAGATGGGAATACCCAGACTGGTAGTTCACGCATAGTTTCCCCACTGTAAATACCCTTTTCAATAAATAATTTCAGATTAATTCTGGACATTACGGAGAAAAAAAAGATGCCTCTAAATTTAGCATCTCCCGGACTCGTTGTAAGAGAAGTTGACCTGACTATTGGTAGAGTAGATACTGCTACTACAAAGGCGGGTGCATTAGTTGCACCATTTCAAAAAGGCCCAGTCAATGAGCCTACTACAATTGAGAACGAACAAGACTTAATTGATAACTTCGGTGAACCACTTGACATAGACAAGCACTATGAATATTGGTTGACCGCTTCATCATATCTTTCATATGGTGGTATCTTAAGTGTTGTGAGATCGGATGATGACGACCTCAAAAATGCAACTGATGACGGTTCACCCGAAATCAAAATATTAAGTTCACAAGATTATAATAACAAAGGTTATGATCTAAACCATCTATCTAATTCTATTGTTGCTGCAAGGAACCCCGGTTCTTGGGCAAATGGTATTAAGGTAGCAATTATCGATGGTAAAGCAGATCAGCAAATTGTTGCTGGTATAACAACATTAACTGTTGGAATAGGTGTTACTCAAGCAGTACCAACTGGAACAGTTCTTCCCGGTGTAGGATCAACTACACTACTTGATGGTTTCTTCAAAGGTATCATCACAGAAGTAAGTGGAGCAACAATTGGTGTTAAGTTTGTAGCACATGTATCTGCTGCTGGTATTGAAACATCAAAAGATTATCAACCCGGTGGAGTATATGAGTTTAACAGTGGAGTAATTAGTTATGGCATGTCTGCTAACACAGGTGGCGGTAGCACTACAACTGCTGGAACTCCAATCGATTGGTTTGATCAGCAATCAATTACATTAAGTAATTCTACAGTTAAGTGGAATACACTTGCAGAAAGACCCGGAACATCTTCCTATGCTACTGCAAGAAGTTCAAGACATGACGAAGTTCATGTTGTTGTAATTGACGATAAAGGTGAAGTAACAGGAAATGCTGGTACAGTTCTTGAGAAGCACTTAGGTCTTTCAAAGGCAAAAGATGCTGAATTCTCTGCTGGATCACCTTCTTACTGGAGAAAGTATCTTTATAACAACTCAAATCAAATATTTGGAATGGGTGGCCCAACTGCTGCTTCTTCAGGTATTACTACAACTTCATTTGAATTTGGTGGTTTTACAAGAGAAACAGATAATGCATGGGATCAGGATGCACAAGGAATCACTTATGCTGGATCAGGTGTTAAGACTTTAACACTTACTGGTGGTAAAAACTACAATGGTATGACAGGAATCCAGACTGCTGGAGCAATGAATGCAAGTGTAGGTGGTATCACTGCTGGTTATGACTTATTTGAAAACAAGGAAGAATTTGATGTTGACTTCCTAATCATGGGTTCTGCAAATTACCCACAACATGAAGCACAAGCAATTGCAAACAAACTTATATCAATTGCTGAATTAAGAAAGGATGTTGTCGCATTCGTCTCACCATATAGAGGAGCATTCTTGAATGACTCTGCTGTTGGTACAGGAACACTTAATTCTGCTGCAGACATCACAGATAACGTAGTTGGATATTATGCTCCAATTACATCATCATCATATGCTGTATTCGATAGTGGATATAAGTATATGTTTGATAGATTCTCTGATACATTCAGATATGTACCATTAAATGGAGACATCGCTGGAACATGTGCCAGAAATGACATAAACAATTTCCCTTGGTTCTCACCCGCTGGAACCGCAAGAGGAGGAATTCTAAACGCAGTAAAACTTGCATACACTCCGAATCAAACTCAGAGAGATGTACTTTACTCAAATAGAATCAACCCAGTAATATTCTCACCCGGAGCAGGTATTGTTCTATTTGGTGATAAAACTGGATTCGGAAAAGCATCTGCATTTGATCGTATTAACGTTCGCAGATTGTTTATATTCCTTGAAGAGGCAATCTCAGCTGCTGCTAGAGATCAACTCTTTGAGTTCAACGACGAAATCACAAGAACTAACTTTGTGAACATTGTTGAACCATTCCTTCGTGATGTTCAGTCTAAACGAGGTATCTTTGACTTCAGAGTTGTTTGTGATGAAACAAATAACACTGCTGCCATCATAGATAGTAATGAGTTTGTCGCAGACATCTTCATTAAACCTGCAAGGTCAATTAACTTTATTGGTCTTACATTCGTTGCCACAAGAACTGGCATCTCGTTCGATGAAGTTATTGGAACTGTTTAACTAGAGGTAATTAACAAAAATGGCAACCCAATTTAACAGACCACCACTTAGAACGATCACCGACTTCAAGAGCAAGATGTCCGGTGGCGGTGCAAGGCCGAATCTCTTTGAGGTGGAACTGGTCTTTCCTGATCCAATAGCGATCGAGAATGACGTAAAAGAAAAATCAAGATTCTTGGTCAAAGCTGCTCAATTACCTGCATCTAATATCACACCTATTGAAGTTAACTTCAGAGGTAGGATACTTAAGATTGCTGGTGACAGAACCTTTGACACATGGACAGTTACGGTTATTAATGATGTAGACTTCTCTATTCGTTCCGCAATGGAAAAATGGATGAACTTCATAAACAAGATGGAAGATGCAACTGGAGCACAAGATCCAGCAGCATATCAACCAGATGCTTATGTACATCAGTTAGACCGTGATGGATCTACACTCAGATCATATAAGTTCCATGATGTATTCCCAACAAATATCAGTGCTGTTGATCTCAGTTATGAGACTGTAGACAGTGTTGAAGAGTTCACAACTGAATTCCAAGTCCAATGGTGGGAAGCAATTAAGGGCACCGGATCTAATGCCGGTGGAGAGGCAATCAACTAAAGGTTGATTTATTTGATAAATAGTGTATAATAGATTATAAAGACGTTATACAATGCCTAAACTTTTTGGTTTCTCTATTGATGATTCAGCAAATAAACCTGATTCAGTAGTCGCCCCCGTTCCTCAGAACAATGAGGATGGGGTCGATTATTTTATACAGTCTGGTTTTTATGGTCAGTATGTTGATATAGAAGGAGTATATAAAACAGAGTACGATCTCATTAAGAGATATCGTGAAATGGCCCTGCATCCAGAATGCGATGGTGCTATTGAAGATGTAGTAAATGAAGCACTTGTGAGTGATCTATATGATTCTCCAATTGAAATTGAACTATCAAATGTAAATGCAAGTGATGGTCTAAAGGATAAAATTAGAGCAGAATTCAGACATTTAAAGGAAATAATGGACTTTGACAAGAAGTCTCATGAAATTTTCAGAAATTGGTATGTAGACGGAAGATTATATTACATGAAGGTCATCGATGTCAAGAGACCTCAAGATGGAATACAGGAATTAAGATATATTGACCCGATGAAGATGAAATTCGTCAGGCAAGAAAAGAAAGACAGTAACACAAAACCCGGAAATGGTTTAGTTGATTTTAGTAATCTTAAGAGTGTAAATACATCTGCATATCCAGATATTGAAGAATATTATGTTTATACACCAAAACCTAACTATCCAATAGGTGTTATGTCACCTGTTGCATCAGGTCGTGAAAAGAACATTAAGATTGCTAAAGATTCAATAACTTATGTAACATCAGGTTTGTTTGATCGTAATAAGGGAACTTGCTTATCATATATGCACAAAGCAATCAAGGCACTTAATCAGTTAAGAATGATTGAAGATAGTCTTGTTATCTACAGATTATCAAGAGCACCAGAAAGAAGAATATTTTATATTGATGTTGGTAATCTTCCAAAGGTAAAAGCAGAACAGTACCTTAAAGAGGTAATGAGTCGCTATCGTAATAAGTTGAGTTATAACGCACAAACAGGTGAAGTTCGAGATGATCGTAAGTTCATGTCAATGATGGAAGACTTCTGGTTGCCTCGTAGAGAAGGTGGTCGTGGAACTGAGATATCAACACTTCCCGGTGGACAAAACTTAGGTGAACTTACAGATATTGATTATTTCCAGAAGAAATTATATCGTGCATTAGGAGTTCCAGAATCTAGAATCGCATCAGAAGGTGGATTTAACTTAGGAAGATCATCTGAAATATTAAGAGATGAACTTAAGTTTAGTAAGTTTGTTGGAAGATTGAGAAAGAGATTTGGTAACATGTTTAATGACATGTTAAGAACTCAATTAATTCTTAAGAACATTGTTACTCCAGAAGATTGGGAAACAATGAGTGATCATATTCAGTATGATTTCTTATATGATAATCAGTTTGCAGAACTTAAAGAATCAGAAATGATGAATGAAAGATTAGGTCTTGCTGCAACTGTTGAACCATATCTTGGTAAGTACTACTCAACTGAATATCTTCGTAAGAAAGTTCTTCGTCAATCTGACACAGAAATCAAAGAAATTGATGAACAAATTGAACAGGAAATTAAAGATGGTATTCTTCCAGATCCAAGTGCAGTTGATCCAATTACAGGAGAACCAATAGATGGTGATTTGGGTGATGTTCCAATGGATGATGATTTAGAATCTCAAGGTGCAATAACCGATGCACAATTAAGTAAGGATACAAAATCAGCAGAAATTTAGTGGAATACATTTGAACCACTAAAAAGGTAGAGATATAAATAAAATATATAACTTATCTAAATATGGAAAACATTATTGACATGATCGCAATGGATTCTGAACCAGCAAAGGTTTCAGATGAACTAAAAGATCTATTATATCAAAAGGCTGCTAAGAAGGTTGAAGACATTCGACCCGGAGTTGGTAATGCAATGTTTGATGATGAAAGTGAAGTAGAAACTGAACCTCAAGGGGAATAATGTCAAGACTATTAATTAAAGGTGCCGAAACAGTAATGCCCACTAGTTCAGCTGCTGGAATTACTTTTGATAATGCAACAGTAGTTCGTGTGGTTAACACTGCATCTGGTGCTGATCACTTAGTAACTGTTGTAGAAAGCGCAGGTGGTACTGTAGTAGGATCTTTTACTTTAATGAGATCTGAAAGTGCAATTGTTGAAAAACAAACAAGTCATGTTATCTTCGCTGCAAACGCTGCAGTTAAAGGTACAAAAGTAGGATACACAAATTAAGAAAATGAAACTAATTACCGAAGAAGTCCAAAAGGTTAAATTTATCGTTGAAGGAAAAGGCGGTAATAAAAAAATGTTTATTGAAGGTGTTTTCTTACAAGGAGATATCAAAAATCGTAACGGTAGATTATATCCTGTAAGCACTCTTGCAAGAGAAGTAAATCGTTATAATGAAAGTTTTGTTCAGAAGGGAAGAGCACTTGGAGAACTCGGACATCCGGATGGCCCAACAGTCAACCTAGATCGAGTATCTCACAAGATAACTTCACTTCGCCAAGAAGGTAAAAACTTTATTGGTAAAGCACAA